ATGTCTATCAATAAAAATATGAAAGGTGATTTTTTTTGGAAATCAAATAATACTAATTTAAATAAAACAGAAATTATTAAAGAATTAACTAATAATCTTAATGACAAATATGTAAAATTATATAGAAATATTGCTTATATTATTGTTAAGAAGAATGATGCATTTATATTAATTTCTAAAAAAATATTTGAAAACTATAAAATTAATATGAACAGAAATGATTATTTAAACTCTATTAAAATTAAAAAATTACATGGGATTATAGTAAGACATATTAATAGTTCTCGTAAAATTATAATAGGTGGAACTGGAGGTACTTTAGGTACCAAAGACATGGTTGTAAAACGTACTTTAAATCCATCTACAAACCCTTTCCCTAATCCAGATGGATTTAATAGACCTAAGTCTCCTAAGTCCCCTAAGTCTCCTAAATCTCCTAAGTCTCCTAAATCTCCTAAGTCTCCTAAGTTCCCTAAGTTCCCTAAGTCCCCTAAGTCCCCTAAGTCTCCTAAGTCCCCTAAGTCCCCTAAGTCTCCTGTTGTTGACAATGAGTGTCTTAATATGTTACGACAGATGCATACAGGGAAAAAAGAGTATATGTCATATAATTCATATAGATATGATAAACACTATTTGGATTTTAAAGAGTATAATAGTACTAATATATTAATACCAGAATTACTTAATTTTACAAAAAATAGAAAAGGTAATGAAATACAAGTTGTAGAGATAGAAAAAAATAAAAATGGTATGACATGTATAGGTGCAAATATATACAATAGATATTCAGGTAGTAATCCACCTAAAATTGGAACATTAATAGCAGCAAATTCAGGAAGACCGGGTGGTGGTTGTGGAAATTTTGATGGTACTATAGGTAATATTCATCAAAATCATAGAACACAAGAAGAAGATATAATGTCTAATTGGTTTATGACTTATGCTAATAATAAAAATATAATAGATGAAGATGAAAAAAAGAATATTATAATAAATTATTTCAATGTACTATTTTTAATAGTGGGGTCTTTTATATCCTACAGCGAGTAGAGGAGATAGAAAAAATTATTACAAAACCATTCAAGGTATAAATTATAGATATGCTGTACCTAAAGATTATGCAGATGCATGGACTGTAGAAAATGTATATTTAAGTGATAAAAATTACCAATATAAAGGATCTCGGTATATTTATGAAAACCAGTATAAAACTACATTGGTTTTTGTATCTGGTCCTAATAATAATAACCCGGGAACAAAAGGACCAATTAATTCTGTATTTCGAACATATAACGATATGACTGCGACGCGTTTTGATAAATTTATGGAAGGTGTTGAAGCTGCCTTATTTGCCGGATTAATTTCGATGGTACAAAGTAAATGTACAATTGCATTGTTAGTATATGTTAGTGGAGGTATATATAGAGGTTCGCATAATATAGATGACTATAAAAATATGTTTGAAAATATCGTAAAATAATCTATTAACACATGTACAAATAAATGGTCTTGAATTAGGTAGTTATTTTGATGCTATATATTTAGTATAATTTAATATAATTTAATATAATTTGATTTACATTATTTTTTTATAATTTTATAATATTATTTATATATTATATAATTAAACTATGGAAGATAAATATATAGTTTTTATAGATAAAGATACTAACAAAATTGTTCCTGTTAAAATAGCTGGTAATTATATAAGTACTATAAAAGATTTTTTAGATAAATTTATTAATAGTAGCAGTATAATTTCATTTGAAAACAAATATAATTCTTATATACATAGCGCGTCTTCTAAAAAAAATGAAATTATTGAGAAAATACTAAAAGATAGCTTTAATCCTAGATTAAAAAATATTTGTTGTATAGTAATTTCCAATAATATTGTAATTTATAATATAAACGATAATAGTGGTGCGCACAGAATTAATAATTCTCTTTATAATAATAAAATAAAGAGTTTAATTAAAACTGTTGAAAAATATATTGAAATAAAATATAAGTCAAAAAAACAACAAACATAAACGCCAATATCTATAAAATAATAAAAATATAAATAATTCTAATCAACATGTCTTTGATTCCATGCATCAACTTTTTCAAGTTCTTCTTTTATTTCGCTTAGTTCTACATTATCTACTTCTTCATTAATATTTTCACTAGTAGTTCCAACAGGAGCAGCATTTGAAGCAATTGTTTGTTTTCTGCTTTCAAAAACTACATCGCGATTGTCCATATTTTTCTTATACTCTTTCATTAGAGTATTAAGTTGAGTTTCTGCATATTCTTGATTTTCAAGACATTCTGGGTTAGGAGACCAAGGACACCAACAACCTACCTGAGCAATATAAATATTAAATTTATTATCAATTTTCTTCAAAAATTCACAACGATTTTTTGCTTCTTCAATAGTATCAAAAGTACCTCTTACTTTAATTCCGCGAATAGAAGTAATAAAGTTATTATCAATATGATAATTCTTTTCTAATTCTTCGCTATTAACTGATTTGAAAAAATTTAATTGCTCATTCATTTCTACGTGATTAAATAGGTAATTATTATTTTCAATGATAGTATTAACCATATCTTTTTGATCTGGATATTTTTCTTTAATACTTTCTAGAAGATTTTTCATATCTCCGCTGAATTTTTCAGTAAATTTGGTAAAGATATAGGCTTCTTTATTTACAATAACATCTTCAGGACTAATAAAAGAAACTAGAACAAAATTTTGCCCTCTAATGGGTTTATCTTCGTCTAAATAATCTACCTCTTTTGTGGATACATGTGTTGGATTCTGCACATCAGTCATATTGTTTATTCTTAATATATATTAAGATATTTAATCTTATATGTTTTTATATTAAAATATTTTAATATGGTAGAATAATGAGTCTTGATTATATAAAAGTTTTATTATATTATATATTACTAAGTTTTATAGTATCTATCATCGCTTTATTTATTAGATCTAAAAGTTTCGAACCTATTAAAATATTAACATTAACAATTATAATTGCAATTATATTATATGTGGTTGATTTATCTACAAATTATACCTATATTAATAATACCTATAATTTGGGTTTAAGTAATATGTGAAAAATGAGTACATAATTAAAAAATATTTAGAAATTTATAAAAGTTTATAAAAGTTTAAGAAAAATAAAATTATGTACTCATTTTAATATTAGTAAATTATAAGGAAGGTATTATTTTATAATTTAAATCTATACAAATCTTCTTCCATATTTGGTCTTGAATATATAATTTCTCTCTACTTTTTAATAATGGAAAATACTTTAAATACCCATTTAATCCTAATATTTGAAAGAATTTGTATAAAACATAACTATATGAAAGAAAGTTTTTCCTATCTTTAGGACAATGTTTTAAAAAGGGGGCTTGAATACTTCTAAACATACTGCACAACTTATCTTCTAATTCTGGACTAAATTGCGGTGTAGGTATTCCGTTAATTCTATTTATAATATAATTAATATGTTCATAATATTTATTTATTCTCAGTCTTTTTAGGATATCTCTCATTTTTAAATATGTTATCTTCTTTAAATCTGTAATCTTTTCCTTCTTAATCTCTATTAAAATTTTTTCAAAAATTTCATCTGGAATATCGGTACTTTCTTTTCCTTGTACTTGGTTACACCATTCTCTAAAATGATTTATTCTTTTATAACAAAAGTGAGAAGTATCCTTTGTATTTTGTTTTAATATAGGTCTATTTTGCTCTACTAATAATAATTCTTGATATCCGCAAAAATTACAAACGATTATTGCGTCATATTGAAGACATGTCATACTATTTTTACAAACCTTGCAAATTTCTATATTTTCTTCTTCAACTGTTCTGATATATTTATTATTTATTATCGCCATATATTTATCTACTAAAGAACTTTTATCTTGTAGAGCTTCTGTTTTATCCTTATCGGTATCATTATCAATGAATCCCTTCTCATAAAAACTATTATCATCATTATCATTATTATAACTATTATTATAATTACTAATAATTCTATCGCCGGTATTATATTCGCAACTATTGTTTTTTTCGTTATCTAAAGTTTTTTCTTCAATT